GAATGATATTTTTTTTACTTTTCGCTACAAATCAATACTTTTTGATATTAGAACATATTAGTTTTTACTAAAAATTACTACATTTTATAAAAAATAAACTGGTTTTCAACTGCTGCAAAGCAACAAAAAAAACGGAGCCTTAAAAGCTCCGTTTTTTAATATTTACTTTCCAGAATCTGCGTAATGATCTGTTGCCTGTGATGTTTCTGTTGTAGATCCGGCAACCGTGTTTTCTGTTGCTGGAGTTACTCCAGGAGCTACATAGGTTAATGCTCTTGCACTGTCTGATAACCCAGGAGTTGTTGGATCAGTAACAACACCGAGAAGCGTAAGAACCGCAAACAATGTGTTGATAATAGATGCCAACTGCTGATTCAGAACAACAAAATCCCATTTGTAGCCAAATGGAGCTGCTACAGCCTGGGCAAACAGCAGCACTGCCGGAACAAGAGCCAGCCAGAATGCTTTGCTCTTAATTCTTACTTTCCAATTGATCTTCATAGTCAATCTCCTTTTATATTGAAGCTTGAAACTTGTGCCCATAATTTATGGACTTCTTTATCACCATCTCCAAGTGCAACATAGCTATCATACATACTCTTCAGATTGTTATATTCACCCGGAGCAAAATTTCCTTTATTCCTTACCTTTCTAAGCAAGTAATAAAGGCGGTCATGCAAGACAACAAGCTGGGCAATCTTTAAGGTGAGCATGCTGTCTCTTATTTCTTTGATGTCTTCATGGTCCTGGATCACAATGGTGTGATCCATTTCCTTTGAATCCTCTTTGTGCTCTTTCCTATTCCTTTTGTGTTTGATGCCTTCTATCAGTGATTGAACAATAGGAACTGAAACAGCCACAACAATTGCGGTTACAAGATTTCCGAAATCCACGATCTAGCCACCGCCTTTCTTTCTTCATTCTCCATGGTTCCCGGATAAGATTTCATTCACCCGGGCCTGTACTGCATCATAGTTATCTCCAAGAGCGTTCTTACGGTCTTCACCGTTTCCATAATCACCATGAATAACAGACTTTGCCAGAGCTTCGATATCTGGTTTTGTGTCTGAATTTCCACCGGCAAGAATCTCATTTACTCTTGCCTGGACCGCATCATAATTAGCTCCAAGAGCATTCTTGCGGTCTTCACCATTTCCGTACTGGCCAGCAATCACTGCTTTGGCCAATGCATCAATATCAACGGATGGAGCAGCGGATGAGCCACCCGCAAGGATCTCATTTACTCTTGCCTGTACTGCATCATAGTTGCTGCCAAGTGCAGCACGTCTTTCATCACCATTGCCATATACGCCGGCAATAACTTCCTGTGCCAGTTCTTCAATGGAAGCATCTGCTGAAGGCTGTGCCGGAGTAGGACTTACGCCTAACCTTGCATTTACTTTCTCTGCCAATTCAGGGAATCTGTTATGGAATGGTTCGCCTGGGCAATCAGTGTTAGCGAACATTCTATGTTCGGTAAGTGATCCATTAGGCGTTCCATCATAGTTCAATGAGAATCCATATCTCTGGCAAATATCAACGCAGAGGTCTACCAGAGCGTTAAATGTAGCATCAGAGATATTCCAATTTCCATCACAATCAGAACATTCAATGGTAATTGCGTTCTTATCGTTATCCCATGAGCTAGAGGTCCATGCTCTGTTCTCTTCTTCGACTTCGCAATCAATATCACCATCTACGCCAATACAATAATTGGCACTAGCCTGGCGAGGCGTGCTCTGCAAATATGCTCCACATGCTGCACCGGACATAACGCCGGCCATGTGATGAGGCGTGATCTTACAGATAGGATTACCATTTCTGCCGTTATACTTATCTGTAAAATGTGTTGAACTAACAAGCTTTGAAAATGTCATTTTGTTGCCTCCTTATCTACTTCTTCCGGCGTATCGTTTCCTTTGCCGTTTTCAAACTCTTCATTTACTGCTTCTGTTACTTCTGAATTTTCTTCTGGTCCCATATATGAGCCTTTCCTTTCTACTTCCCGAACTTAAAAGCACGTTCCGCATTTTCTGCCAAACGTGCTGATTCTTGCTTATCGCAAACTGAGATTTTAGACTGCTGAATAATAGAATCTTGCTTACGGATGCACTCAATGAGCGTTTCACACACATCACATAAGATCTGCGTTGATTCATCCGGCATTATTCTGTTCCTGTTTTAACAGGTCTTCTACTTCTTGTTTCCAATGAGAAGGAACATCATCAATGGTGATCTTCCCAGCCATGATCCATCTTACATAGATGTATTTCATGCTGCATTTCCTCCGATCATCTGAGCAAGCTCCATGGCAGCACTTTCAACCTGAGTTACGCGGGCTCCTAATGTTGCATTTTCTTTTTCTTTGATTTCTTTCAGTTCTTCATCCGTCCACTTTGTAAAAACAAGGTTTCCGTTTTCGTCCTGAAGATATCTTCCAGTGCTAAAATCCGGGGTCGTTTTTAATACTTTTCCGTTTTCGTCCAGAATCTTCATAATAGATCTTCCTCTCTTTCTTGTTCTCTTCTATGTACTCTGGAAAAAGTTCCAGGAACATACGATCTACTTCGTGCAAAGTTCTTGTGTTTGCTTTGAACTTCTTAACAGATCCACGCCATCCGAGATATGAATGAACAATATCTTCATACAGCATCTCGCCAGATTCATATTTCTTTCTGAATTTCTTGATCTTGCGTTTTTCCCTGGTGAATGTTCCTGAATCAAACTTTTTAAGAACCTTACCGGAATCCGTCAAAATATAATGAATCTTCAGAAATTTGAACCCATGAGATAGCTTCACAATCTGAGTTTTCTTTTTGTTAATGAATATGCCCAGATCATTACAGATATCCGTAATATCGTTCAATAGCTTCAGCAAATACTCTTTATCAGAAGAAATAATGTATGTATCATCCATATATCTTCCGTAATACTTGATGCCTTTAACTATCTTGCAATAGTTATCCATTCTGCCGGGATAATAGATTCCGGAACTTTGGCTGATCTGGCTTCCAATGCCAACAGATTTTGGCATCATCTTTTCGCCGATCATCATGCTCCGGTCAAGCTTTGAATATTCCAGACTGTTGAAAACAACATTCATGCAGTTCTGATAGTCTTCATCAGACAAATAGGAAACATCTATCTTGAATCCTTCGAGAATATTCTTTAGCAGTTTGCGGACTTCTTTATCCGGAACTCTATCGCATAGCATTTCATACAGCTCTTCGTGCTGTATGTTGTCAAAATATTTGCTGAAATCAATCAATAAAACGAATCCATCATTGGATCCGTTCTCTCTAAAATAACTATGAAGATGATGCTCTAATCTGGCTCTGGTAAAATCAACGCCTTTATCTTTCAAGCTTGCTCCATTGTCATAGATTAGATATGGCTCAATCGCTGGCGTAATGATGTTGTCACAAAGAGATCTCTGCAATACCCTATCGGATATATACATGGATTTGATATCTCTGCATTTCCCTCTTTCATTGATCTTGAACTCATAGAATTCTCTCTGGGAATAATGCCCTTCCCGTACTGATTTCTGCAAATCGTAAGTATTCAATAATAGGTTACATTCATAACGCTGGACCGATTCTTTCCATATGCAGCCTTTCTGGGCATTGTGGAAAGCTTCAATAAGTTTGTTTGCATTGCATACATCTTCAATAGTTTTCATAAACAAATGTAGGCAGTTTCAGCTTGTGGACGTATCCGCTGGCATCTGCCATAATATTTACCAATTAAGGAAGGACATTGTTTCCTTCTGCTTGTGCCATATCGGCTTATAGCCTACACATAGTATGGCCAATAGAATCGAGGGCGAAGACCCCAGGTGTTGGAAGCGTTGTTGTTGTTCAAATTGCCGTTGTTGTTCACATTCGCGAAGTTGGCAGCACTTTTCTTGTAAACAATGCCCTATTCATTTTTTGATTTGATAGCTTTCAGGATCCTGTTGTCTGATTTACGCCATCCTTTTAGAAGAACTATTTCACGTTCTATCATTCCAACGTAATTCATATATCTTTCGGCATCTACTGGGAGAACACTGATCACGTACTGCATTTCCTGTAGCATCTGATAGCAGTTTGCAATTGCTCTGTTCTGATACAATCTCCGCTGATCATATTCAGATTCTCTTGTGGGATATACGCTGTTTGCATATGTGATGTTATTGATCAAGCTGTTCATGGAATCCATCAAGCTTGTTCTAAAGTGATCCAGGAGCCATGTAGGATACGATTCAATGAGGTTATCGTTGATCTTGTATTTATCACATAGCCTTAAGAATTCTTCTCTATCATTGGCATCAAAATGTTTCATAGAAACATAAGCTCTGATATTTCTCTGCTTATCTCTGATCCCAAAATCTTTGAGGAGCAATTCTGTAATGGATTTTCTTAATACATATGCATTGTGGTAGAACTCTAGTTCGGATAAAGATCTTTTGGATTTAGGTACAGACATAGATTCCTTTCAAGTAATATCAGGCCCTACAAGAGGGCCTGATTAAAGATTTAGCCAAGCAGGAAACGAGGGCGAAGACCCCAGGTGCCGGAAGCGTAGCCGCCGCCCAAATCGCCGCCGCTGCCCACATCCGCGAAGTCGGCAGCAGTTGTAATATTGCGGAGCCACCAAACCTCACGGTTACAGATAAACTCTGGAGCCAATCTGAACAACGGAAGCTGCCCATAGGCAATGCCAATGTTATAGCCATAGTTATGACCAGACATGCCAAATCCGCCATGGCCAATAACCTCTTCAGAAGTCATGAGATTAACTTTTGAATCATACCAATCCCAGCCACTAGGAAGATCACCGCTAATTGCATTTGATAACAATTCTTTATTTGTTAAGAGATTGGATCCAAATGCAGTTGCAAGATATCCAGCCCATGTAGGCAGCACGTTTGTATACATTGCGGTTGCAACATATCCACCGGCTGTTGTATTAGAAGAGTTCATCTGGAACTTTCCAAAGATTCCATCTGGAACAATAACTGCATGATGTGATGTGAACTCTGTGCTTCCTCTATGCAGATAAACATCTAATCCGGCAACGCGGAATACAAATGCCGTTCCGTTCACTGTTTTTGTGAAGTAATCACCGATATAGATATCTTTGAACGTGCCATTCTTGATGTTTGTATAGAAACTCCCATCATTTACGTTTGCAGTGATATCTTTTCCTCTGAATACGCCGTTATGCGAACCAGCATTTGCGAATACAAGCGGAGCCAGAAGATCTGCTGTGCCTTTCTCTGCTGTATTCAATTCATTGATGGCTGCCACCGCAGATGTTTTATCTGTAGTTCCAAGAGTAGCAATATCTCCGGCCATTGCTTTACGCAATTCAGCAACCGTTAATTTCTTAACACCGGAGCCATCTGCGAAGCGGATTACGACAATATCATCATCCGATCCAACAGCACTTGCAGCATTAAGCTGATCCAATTTTTTTGTAGGTATATCTGCCATTTTGTTTTCTCCTTCTATTTCTGAACATATTGCCAATCGGCAAGTAATGCATAACCATCATCATCAACGAGGATAGCTCCATCATCATCTGTTAGAGGAGCTGTAATATCGTTATCAATGACCATATGCTCGAGGGCGGTAATTCTACCGTCCAATTCTGTTGTGGCTTCTGTGAGCTTTGTGGCAACGTCTCCGGATAGTTTTCCAATGATGCTTGCATACCATGTATCAAATTTAGACTGCCGATCCGTATACCATGTTTCATAGTCTGCCTTCCGATTGTCTTCCCATGTGTTGAATGCAGATTCTTTATCTGCGAACCAGGTTGTAATCTCAACCTCTTTGTTATCTTTGAACTGATCAAAATAGCTTGAGAATTGTGCTGCAAACTGGCTGAAATCCATCTGTGTAACCGTAGATGCTACGATTCCACATTCCGAATAAGCCCGCATATCTGTGATCTCTGCCTGAGTAATCTTGATTGCTCCGGCTTTAACATAGATATTGGCCAATCTCAGATCATAGATACCGTTTGCTCTGATGATATCCGGCGGAGTAGGCGTTGATGCATTGCTCCCCTGGATAACCACCAGGCTGCACAATCTGTTTGTATCGTCTCTTCTGAGAACGATTGAATCAATACGATTCAGTGTTCCGGAAGCTGTTGCAAGGTCTAAAGACGCATCCGCATCAGACATAGCAACCTTTCCGTTTATGTTAGCGTATCCGGATCCAACGCTCACCGCCATTCCGGACCCAGAAACAACTGCATAATCATCTTTGAAAACACCGGTTGTAAAGAATTTCTTCAACCAGTTCTCCATGGATGAACTGTCGTATGTTCTATCGTTATCAATAGAGTTGTAAAAGTATGATGTTATACCCATTAACTATCACTCCAATCTATTGTTTCAGGCAGAGGATCTCCGAAGGTCAATCTGATGAACATATTTGTATGTTCATATACCTCTTGGACCTCTGTTATCCTCTTATCCATTGATTTGTTCCATTTCTTTTCTTTGATGGTAACAATATCTCCCAGGTCATAATCTTGAGTATAAACAAAGTTAATATCCGGAAGAGCATCTGCATCAAACGATTCATTGATGATATTCTCCGCAAGCTTTTCATTTCCACGCTGGACTAGAAGAGCCTTATACTGATCATCCGTCAAGTCCCCCTTTTGAATATCCTTTGCATCAACAAACAGCTCACGAAGACCGAGGCCGGATCCACCGCCTACCGTAACAAACGTTCTTGCGGATCCCTCTCCCTCTCCTCCAACATAGGCAATTGTTCTCAAGTTAGAATCATCATATGAATATTTAGGATTTGCTATGTTCTTATAGTTCTCCGAAAATTCAACTCTTGAATTGACTGCTTGGCTGGATGTTCTGTCTACTCCTTCATATGTTTCAAAGATTATCTTTTTATTTACAAAATCAGGCCTAAAACGAAAGCCAATATTGCTTGAAACAGAAAGCTTTTCTTCATATGTAAGTAGATTTTTATATGTTGCCTGAAACTGTACTCTTGGCGTAAATCCATTCAATGTTCCAAGCTCTACATTTGGAATTGCTGTTGCATTCGTGAGGATATCCCGCATAGCAACTTCGGTTAATCCATTAAAATTGAATGTTCCTTTGATCAGTCTCCGATCCATGTAATTGCTGAGAAAGTTCCCGGAAACAACAAGGCTATCATTTTCAATATCCTTGTGCTCTATAACCCCGGCTTCTTTCTTCCCGTATATATGAACCACGTTTCCTTCAACCAATAATTCCAAATTTGAATCTGTTGCCGGCAGATGCAGTTCAAATGCACCTGGCTTATAGAATCTTCTATTCCATAGCAGCGAAGTAGAATTATCTACAAACCCTAGCAATGATAGATTGCTATCATATACTCTAATTTCCATGATCAGACTCCAAGATAGCGGAACCGATAAGTAATAGAGCAATTGATATAGTCAACGCCAGAATCCGCATCATATTTGAGAGTATTTGTTCCGTGAACAAGCTGAATGAATTGAGACTGCTGATCAAGATATTTATTCACATTAGTTTTCACACCATTGTGAATCAGATAAATATCTTTTTTATTGTCTCCAGTTGTTATTACCAATTCATCACCAGAAACCATAGTTAATGGATCAGAAGTGTTTCCAAGCTTAATGAATTCAGCTTGTTCCAGATGATACACCGCCGGATTAACTACGGTTCCATCAACTGTAATGCTGATCTTAATGCCTATGTAATCGGCTGCTGAATTATTTGCAATGTCCTTTGAAACAGATTTTATTCGTCTGCCAAACTCTTCTTTTTCATTTAAGAATGTATGCGGCCACTCAAACAAAGACTGCCAGCCGGACATTGTAACAACTGTATCATCCAGATCAAGAAAGAATGGATCAGGACAAATAATCGAAACTGTAAAGTGCCTAACAATACCCGTTGTTTCTACTTCAATGCTTTCCAAAACATACGGAATATTTTTTACTTCATCATCTTCATAATAAGTAAATGTTCCGAAAGATTTTGGTTTGAAAGCAACGTTATATAAGAAATTTCTTCGATTGATGTAATCATCATCAATGAAGCCCTTAATCAAGATATTACGTGCTTTTGTTACTGAACCTTGGTATGTTGCTCCATCAGTCATTGTGTTGTCTGATGTGCTAACCGCATTTGAAACACTGCTTACACCATCCAATTCTTCAAGAAAGTATTCAGCAGTTTCAGTGGCGGAAAATTCAATTGAAACATTGTCTTCATTGAGACATTTAACTTTAACTGCCATTCCGCCACCTCACTTTCTGATTTTCTGAACAATTTTCTGTGCTTCAATCTTGGCCAGCCTAGCAGATTCCGAAGGATCAAGTGCTTTTGGACTGTAGAAATGGTTGTTCTGTGTAAATCCGGCAGACTGTGTTTCACCACTTGAGCCTGATCCACCCGTCTGAACAATCACCCGTGTTGTATCAATAGCATCCTGAACATAGCTTCTAACATTGGAATAAAATTCATCCAATGGCAGCACAGCTTCATTTCCCGCTTCGCCACCTACTTGCAATGAATTCCCAGAAGCACCAAAGATTGTAGGAGCTGTTAAAATGCCACCTTTTGCGTACCAATCAATGCCGATTGTTGGCCATGATCCGCTGAACAGATCCGTGATCTGCCAGTCTGGAGGATTCAAAGAGAAATGTGGAAGCGGTATTGATGGCCAATGCCAATCAAAATTGAACAATCCCTTGATCCAGTCAATGGCTCCAGAGAATGTGTTTTTAATACCATCCCATATTCCTTCGACTGGTGCAGAAATAGCATCCCAAATGCCTCCAAAGAATCCAGAAACACCATCCCAAATAGCTTTGATTGTATCCCATGCACCTGTCACAAATCCCGCAATTGCGTTCCATACAGGACCAGCAACCGCTGATATACCATTGAACAGTGCAGAGAAGAACGGCTCTACAAAGTCCCAAACAGGCTTGATAACATTGTTCCAAACTCCTGTTACAACTGCACCAATGATGGCAAACACAACGCCAACTGTGAAATTGATGGCTTTGAACATGCCTTCAAAGAACGGCTGGCATGCACTCCAGATAGTCTGAATAACGTTCCACACAGTAACAACTGCTGCCTGTATGTATGGCCATACTGTCTGAACAATATTCCATATTCCCTGAAATAATGCCTGGAAGAATGGAGCACATGCATTCCAAATGGAAGAAACAACATTCCATACAGTCGTTATTGCATTCTGAATGTAAGGCCAAACAATAGAAACAACCTGCTGAATATAGCGAAATGCATTGGTTACCATATCACGGAACCATGCACAGTTATTCCACAGATAAATAACAGCAGCTACAACCGCTGCAATAGCTAACACTACAAGCACTATTGGATTGTTGAGCATTCCAATTCCAGCTTTTAATCCCGCTATTGTTTTGGTTACTTTTGAAACAGCCATTATTACTGGCCCTATCGCAGCTGCCACAAGAGCAATTTGAACGATTGTTTTCTGCATTTCTGGAGATAGATTGCCGAACCACTTACTAATGCTTCTCATAACGTCTGCAACAGCATTTAGCATTGGTGCGAGTGTTTCACCGATTGCACTTCCAAGAGTCGCCAGAGCCTCCTTAACGGCATTTCCGGCGGTCTTCAAAGTATCCATACCGTCAACAGTATTTCCAAATGTAGTATCTACCGTTGATCCATAATTGCTTAAGGTTGTTCCAAGATCCGAAAGGTTAATCTTTCCAGATTTTGCTGCATTCACAAACGCAAGCCCGGCCTTCGCGCCGAAGATATCGTAAGCTTCTGCTGTAGCCTTTGAACTTGTAGAGGAATCCTGGAGCCTTGTGATTAAGCCGTTAAGGCCTTCGCTCATGCTCTTTCCTTCCTTGCTATAGTTTGTGGCTGCCTTTTTCAAACCAGTGAGCATCTGATCAGCATTAAGGCCGTTCTGTTCAAATTTGCCAATCATAACAGCTGCATCTGATGCGGATAATCCCATTTCCTGGAATGTAGCACCGTTGGTCTGAATAGAATTCATCAGATCATCTACAGAAACTCCCGTTTTCTGAGAAACAGAAGTAAATAATCCAAGCAGATTGCCAGCATCAGAAACATCCATGTTGTACTGGCTTAAGATTTTCTGTGTATTTGAAATTGAACCGGTTAGATCCGTATTGTTTATCTTCGCAAATTTAATAAACTGTGAAGACAACGTATTCAACGTATCTCCCGTTAATCCAAATCTTGTATTTACTTCACCAACTGCCGTTCCGGCTGTTTCAAAGTCTGTTGGAATTTCGGCAGCAATATCTTTTGCTACGTCTTCCATGCCTTTGAGAGCATCTCCAGAAGCACCAGTCTTCTCAACGATAATATCCATGCCTTTATCAACACTCTCAAAGGCAAGAACACCAGCTGCACCTGTGGCAATAATCGGAGCTGTTACTCCTTTTGTTAAAGCTTCACCTGTTTTGCCGGCATCTTCTGAAGTCTTTTTTGCTTTGTTAGAGAACTCTTGCCATTTACTGGTTGATGTATCAAGCTCTTTCTGAAGCTTTGTAAGCTCATTTTTTGTTGACTGGATAGAGGCTTGAACATTATTCATTGTTGAAACAGGAACATCTCCGCCTTTGGCAGCTATATCCTGGAGCTTCTTCTGCTCCTGATTCAAAACGTCTAATTTCTCTGTTGTCTTACTGATTGATTCTTTCAGAAGCTCTTGCTTCTGCTTAACAAGTTCTGTATTTTTCGGATCCAGTTTAAGTGCTTTATCTACAGCTTTCAGCTGAGCTTCAACAGATTTGGATTCGTCCTTAATGGATTTCAGAGCTTTTGAAACTTCTGTGGTATCGCCACCAAATTTAACGGTAATTCCCTTTACTACATCTGCCATATGCCGATATCACCTTTCTATTTTCTTAAAATGAGATCTAATTGCCTCCCTATCCGGCTTGGTCTGAGTCAACCGCCAGCAATTTTCAAGGTATTCTCTTCCATCTTCCGTTGCGTTCATTTCGTTAATGAACGACTCACGGGCTAAAAACAAAAAATCATCAATCTGCATTTCTTGAATCTGTAATAGATTCAATCCTGTATAATCAATGACCAATTTTTCTAAACCTGTTGTTGTTTGATATCTGATCTGATATTTACCTTGTGATGGCATACCCCCTGGATAGTAGGGGAGTATTAGTTTGGGTCTTTCTGAACGGATGAAGAAATAAAGTCTTTATATCCGATAATGAAAGCCATCATTTCTTCAAGCTCATAATCTTCCATTTCTTTTTTGGAAACTGTGATCCCTTCCATGTTATTGCTTAAAATGGCAGCACAAAGATCATGCAATTCACCAATCTGTGCGGTAACGCCTTCTTGATCATTTCCAAGTTCAGAAATGTTATTCATCTTATCGAAAACTTTCTTTGATGGCATGCGAACCGTCAAAGATCTATTATCTTTAAGATCAACTCTCCAGTATTTACGCTTGATGTTGTTAAAGCTAAAACTCGTTGCCATATAGGCTCCTCCTTTAGAAAAAATAAGGCAGAGATATCAAACCTCTGCCTTATTCAATTACGCTGCTGGAATGATTTCTTCCTGATATGTAATCAGCGTTCCATCTGTATCCTGTGGCATAGCCTTGAATTCAGCATCTACAGTTGTTTCCTTGGAAGGATCAAACTTCAATGTGAATCCGGATTCATTAGAACCAACGATCATTACCCAGATATCGCCATCTGTTTCATCAACATGATGCAAGCAGATAACATATTTCTGGCCAGTATAGTTCTTTGTGCCACCAATCTTAACAGTGCGGAGCTTCTTCTCTGCATCTTCTGTAACTCTGGCTGTATCGGTCAAGTATTTGAGCTTGTTCCCGTTCCAGGTGCATACTCCTGTTTTGACTGTAGCCTCTTCTTTTGTGATGATCTTCTTAACCTTTACTCCACGATCATCTTCTGCTGTGTAATATGTTGGCTTATATTCAACAGATGCACCACCTGAAATATAAGCAAGCCTGTTGGCCTCAACACATAATGCAGAAATATCCGGGAGTAATCCTGAGAACTGCTGGATGTAAACATCAGCAGAACCTAAGATAATTCTTTCGTCATTTGCGTTAGTAGACATTTTTATCCTTTCTTCGCTTTCAGCGATATATCGTACGTTGTTTGATACATTTTTTCGGTATCGAGCCAGTCTCTGGTTCGTGCAAAATTCAATCCGGCTGCATTGATGCAGCTTTCAATTTTTGCTTCATTATCAGTATCAACATACTCAGATGCCCAAAGAACAGTAATTCCATGGTCAACTATCATGCCGGGTTTTGAATCCGGGCCAGAAGTAGAAATATCATCAATAAAAATACCGTAAGGAAGTGAAGGCTTGGAATAATGGTTTTCTTTTATATTCAATCCAGCTTTTTTCAAGAGGTCGTATAATTTAGCCATTTTTTTCAATCCTTTCTTTTACGTTATTGACAAATTCTTCTTCATTCTTTTTTGTAGGCTCTGTTAGGAAATCTTTTGCTTTTGTCATTCCGCCATTTCTAGTTAAATGACCATTTATCAAAAGATGTGTAAGCCTATAATCCGGAGATTTTACATACCACATTGAACCAACTTGAAGAGAATCACCTTCAAGCTCTTTCATTGCTATATGTTTTGCGTATGTTCCTGATCTTTTGCTCCCAGCTTCTCTAGGTGCTGATGATTTCGTATCATCAACCAGTTTTTGTGCAGATTTTTTGGCTTCTTCAGATGCTATTTTTCTGATTTCCGGTTCCTGTGATTCCATGAGCTTCATGAATTCAGCAGAAAACTGATCAGCGGTTAATGAATTAGCCATATAGCTTTCTTATTACAAGCTTAACAAACTGATGCTTGTATTCGATATCATCATAAGATTTAATATCGAATGCAATTCCATCAATCATTGCCCTGTAAACCTGAGTGTTGCCATCAATCTTTGCTAAAGCTGGAGTATACCGAAGCTTTAACGTAATCATATCGGAGCTATATTCAGAACCGGCAACAGCATATTCGTTGCTACCGGTTCTGTTTTCACTCACAGTATGAAACGTTTTGTATAAAGCCCATGTCTCTGTATCAGGATCCTGATGCTGTATCTGTACTTTCAGCACTAGTTGATACCTCCTGTAGTTCAAGTCTCACTTGCATGAGCATAGAACTAACAATCTCTTTGATCCTTGCGGTTGCTTTGTCTGATCTAGCTTCTCCATGAGTGTATAGATCATCCGCAAGAATAAGCTGGGCTTCCTTAACCCTATGATCATCAGAAGGATAGGTCGTGCTGATAGCAGCCTTGGCATATTCATCCGTAACTTTGATCAAGTTGTTAAGCCTACGGATTAACGGCTTATCAGCTTCATCCGTAGAGTTTTCATCAAGATCAAGCACGATATAATCGGTCAATTCTTCAAATGTCAGCATTGTTTATCCTCCAATCTCACAAATTAAGCTGTGGCAGTAGCGGAGAAGGATACATATTCGTAAGCGGTATCGTCTACCTTTACAAGATCAAATCCTTCAATAACTCTTAAGCAGTTTGTGTTCTTGCCGAACATATACTGATCAGATGTTGCATATTCCAGATCCTTATAAAGCTTCATAGTAACAGCTGCCTTTTCAGATCCAACAAACATTGGTGCATGAGTAGCATCAATCATTGGCAACTGAGCATCTGGTACTACGAAGATTGGCATAGACTGGAACATCTTTTCTGTAGCATTCAGAGGATTTGGCTGAAGAACTGGTCTTCCTTCTTTATCTTCCTCTTCATCCAGCATAGTGAATCCTGTCTGGTTGGTAACAATGTAGCCATCCAGTTTAACAGACGGATCAAGATCCTTGTTCATGGACTTCTTAAGAGCCTTCCATCCAGCTAATGCAGTGGCAGTTTTGCCATCCTTCAGCTTTGCAATGATCTTTGTGTTCTCTGTCAAAACAGCATTCTTAACGAACCATCTATCCAGATAGCCAAGCAGATCAGCCTGTTCAGCACCAGCAAGGATGTTTCCGATAGGAATCAGCTTGCCATAGTGCTTGATAACCCACTTTACATTCTTCAGCTTTGGAGCTTCTGTAGAGTCAATATCTCCACCATCTTCAAACTCAATCAATCCTGTGAATGTTCCTGTGGAATCTTCTACAGCCATGCTGCCTGTTAAAGCGGATGCATTCTCAACTGTGATTACATCACGGAGAGAAACATAGCTCTTACGGAGTTCATTGATCTTAGTAGCAATTTCACTTGGAACAATAGCATTTGTAGCATCTGAATCAGACCATACAAGGCTCTTTCCTTCTACTTCAGAGAGCTTTCTGTGAGAAAGAATCTTGGCCATAACAACCCATGGGTTTGCGTTCTGGCCTTCCATTGCTTTCTTTTCTGCCGCATCCAGCTGATCATCAGTTGGAGCGTTTGCTTCAGCAGTGTAGATAGCCTTTTCAACTGCATATTCTTTGGCAGTCTCGTTGTAGGCATCCATCTCCTTCTGAGCATCCTCAGTTTTCTTCTGAGAATTGAAATCTTTGGCTGCTGCCAAATGCTTCTGCATTGCGGCCAGCAACTCACGCATCTTCTTGTTCATCTAGTTTTTCATCCTCCTTACTTTCAGAACAAAAAGCCGACTCACTTTCTAAGTCGACTTCTGCCTGTGCGATATTGACCGCCAGGCTTATATCATCAGCTTCCGCTGTAGTCTCTGGTGCTGGTGTTGGCTCTTCTGTCGGCTCTTCCGTTGCACTTTCCTCTACAGTTTTTTCTGAGATATCCTTTTTTTTCAGCTCCATGTTCTTGACCACTCCGGCATCTTTCACGGCTGGAACTGTAACCAGTGAAACTTCATATGCATCCTTGATATTGCCTAGCTCAAACGTGCATGTTTTTCCTTCGTATTCAAATCCTGGATAATGGCTGCAATAGCCATCCTTCAGATTGTCTCTTCCACAAATGCTGCAAACAGCAGATCCAGCAGAGAATCCAACGGAGCATTCTTTCTTGATTCCCGCCTGTATCTCCGCAATCAGATCTTTGTTTGTATCTGTGCGTACCATGTATAGCTTCGCAACCAATGTTTTTACTGGATTCCCAAAACTATTTTTTTCAGTATCGGATTCTTCAATCTCACAATCAAAGATGCGGGCTACTTCGTTATCTACATCACTCCAATCATGGTTCTTGATCAGAGGCCTTCCGGTAAACGCTGCTGCCATCTCTTCCAGGCCGGAATCAGATACATTCTCGAACTGGCGATCTACGCAGTTGTTCTCCATTGCCAGCTTGAAGACAAAGATATCTTCAGCGGTTACATCTTTCATTGTGTAAGAATTGATCTTCTTCAAATCATCTTTTGTTACCTTCAGTGCTTTGATCTTTGCGGATTTCTCAAACAGATCATCCGGAATGATCTTTTTTTCTAATTCTGGCATTATTCGGTTCCTCCTTGGCCATACTGTGCTCCAACGGATATCAATGGAATTGTTGATCCGTTTCCAATCAACTGATCACCGCCATCTTTATGAGGAAGATCCAAATAGTCTCTTGCTTCATTTGGCGTTAATACGAAATTACTTACAGCAGATACCAGATATTCCATCTGAGATTTTGAATCGGCTCTTAAAACGGAATTTACATTGAATTTAGGCTTGAACCCTTGAGCCATCTGCTTATCTGATAACAGCTTGTATTCAATCTCTTCTTCATACTGTTTCAGAATGTATAAAAGAGTATCCGTATAAAAAGCCAGATTCTGTGCCTCTGCCGAAGAGTAAGAGCTCTTGGATAGGTCGTTTACCTGGTAAGGTTTTATACCGAATGCTGCACAGATCTGTGATGCTGTGTACTGCTTGATCTCTAAGAACTGGCTATCTGCCAGATTGTTCTGCTTCAGGTCCTTGATATCAATGCCCTGTGGCAGAGGAATAAGCGTTTTTACATTCGCTTTCCCTGTCGCATACTTTTCAATCTTGGCCAGAAGCTTTGCTTCCTGATCATCATTCAGCTCTGATGTATAAGTCACAACATTGCGGGCGGACATTCCATTCTCATAGGAATCATTAACAACCTTTTGTGCAGAAATGTTTCCTCTGATTGAACTTGCCAGCTGGTCCTGAACGGACAATCCAACAATTCCATCAAACGTTGTTGCAGTCTTGAAATGTAGGATCTGTTCTGAGCCGAACTTATATCGTTTCCCTCCAACGTCATAGATGTACCAGATATCCGGAACATCACTCATGATGAGCTGATCATCATAGTAGACTCTCACTTGATTTGAAGGCAGAATCCATAGCTGTAATGTTGTTCCAGCTCCAGTTATCAAGCAATAAGCATTGCCGTAATGGCTGCGGTTGATCTCAACCGTGCTCCAGAACGTTGATGCAGTCATAAATTTGTTTGGCCGGACCCTGAGAACGTGATACAGCGGATCTTCATATGCTTCTCTTGATCCCTGGTTAGGTATTGTCTGAATGAGTTTTAACGGAAGCTTGCCAACGGATTCTGATAATATCTTCAAACAGGCAAAATAAGTGGCTTCGGAAAGAACTGATTTATCAATATCCGATACGCCAAGGAATTGAAGCCATGTTTTCATGGAATCTGTAAGTTCTGTGGCAGATTTAGATCTATTTCCACGGAACATATTGCTGATTGATTTTCTAAATCCCATAGTTTTCCTCTCTAGATATCCATATTTAGGAATCTTTCTAATGAAGATGCTGCTGAAACTTTTGATTTCCCAAGCTTCATAAATGCTGTATGGGCATCTACCCAGGCATCATCCGGATCAATTCTGCGGGTCCTGGCATTTGGCATTTTATCTATCTTGATTTCATCAAAGCTGTTTGAAACTGTGATGGCATTAACAACGCTCCATCTAAATAACTGCTGTTCTTTGTTGTATTTAACTTTCCCGGATTTAACCAATAGCTGAATATCGACTGTTGCATCATTCAGGAAACGGCAGCTCTGCCGGATCTCAAGCAGTGGAACGCCAAAAGACTCAAGGTCTTTCATGACACCATCAGCGTTATGGGGATCGTATCCAATCGCTCCCAGTTTTATCTGATATGTCTTAATAAGATCTCTGAGCATTTTGAAAATGAAGCTGTAATCGTTCTTAAAATCTGTTTCTCCACCGGTAACTGTAATCTGGCCGGACTGTTCCCAGATATCGTAAGGTGCTACATCAGATCTGATGTGCTCCTCCAGTCTTCCTCTTGGCATCCATGAATGAGACCATTCAAAGAATGTTCCATCATCCAAAGGAAACTCTAGATGGATGCTGGTTAAGTCTCCGCCTGATGAGAAGTCTAATCCTAAGTAACATTCTCTTCCGTGCATATCATCCAGCGTTAGATCACAAGCACTGTGTTCAAATGCGGATGAATCTACAAATTTTCTATCGAATTCCTCGGACCACATATTCAGGTTCTTGCAAAAGAAATCAGATAGATCCGTTCCGCCAACCTGGCGAGCGGAATTCATTGCATCAATAAGGTTCTGCATTCCTTCGTCAGTCGTGCTAAGATACGGGTTCGGTTTCCAAAATAAGCTTGGATCAAACCTATCATCACCTTCATCCATGCAATAGATATCAGCATAGAAATCGTCAAGCTGTGCTGCACCGGTCAAAACACCAATCGCAAGCGTATCCATTTCATGGCAGAAGCCATTCTTCTGCTTGCCTCTGGTAGTAATCATTGATACCAGCGTTTCCGGCAATGCCATTGTGCCGTTGTATAGAGCTTTATAGACACTGTTATCCGGATGCTGATGTATTTCATCAATTGAGCTGTAAATGCTTCTGAAACCATCATCAAGGCCACCCTCTTTAGACAATGCTTCCATTGTGCATTTGGTATCCTTGCTGATGATTATGGATAAGTAATCTTTAATAATAAATTTATCGAGAAGATCAGGATCACCTTGGATGAATTTCTCCATATCTTCCCATGCCAGCTTTGCCTGGCGTTTTTTGGTTGCTGCCGTGAACAGTTTCCCTTCGTTATATCCGCAGAAACCGCCGATATAAACGCCCATGATGCCGTTCTCCATGGTCTTACCGTTTTGCCGTGCCATGCTCTTATAAGAACGTCTGAATCTTCGGTTTCCTTTCTTGTTCATCCAGCCAAATCTTGATCCAATGTCAAAGACTTGGCATGGCAGCAATTTAAGAGGCCTAGGTTCATTGCCTTCAATCAGTGTTAATTCGTTTGAAAAATTAAGAATACGGTTGCTTGCTTTCCTATCCCAATGGAACGGAAAGCCTGGAGTATCCTGTTTGTTTAGATCATCAAGATGCCTCTTGCAGCTTAAATAGTGATATCTGTTGGATGGTATCTTGTAATCCACAACATCTTTTGCGTAAGCAGTAACCGGATCAGTGCGATATAACGAACTTGTCAAACTTATTTACCTTTTTCTCCGTATCGGCAACTGGATCTGGATTAGAAACAGCTAATCTGTTCCGCGATTCTGGAGACATACCAAGAGCATTCTGCGTAGAACGCATCTGCTTGAAATATCTATCTTGGAGTCTGGACAAACCGCCATATTCTTCTGAAGTAACACTCTGCTTGTTCATTTCGGCTGAAATTTTGTAATAATTCTCCCTAGAAATGACGTATGAGGCAATCGTATCCGCATCCAATGCGGATATCAGGCCGATCTTTGCTTGCAGTTCTACGACATTTTGGAATTCAATCTTCTGATCATCCGTCAAATATGCCGGAGGCTCGATTGAATTTTTCAGTGCCGTAACCCTTGTTTTTAATGCTTTTTTGGCTTGAATTTGGGCTTTTGTGTAGTGTTTTTTTGACTTTTCCACAGCCACCGTTTTTGTAGGCATTTCTCCTCCTAATCATCCATTAGGGATTTTTCTCATCAGGGAGTCTTTGTGCGTTGTTCTCCTGTGCGCCGTTCTCCAACGGCGCCTAAAACTTTTCCACATACCCCCCGGGTTCATGCATCATCTGTTGTTGATAAGTATCATATTCACGAAAAAAAGGCTTACGCCTTCCGTGTCTAATATCATGGTGCTCATGGCATAGGCCTATGAGGTTGTTCTGATCCAATCTGCCTTCATAAGACAAAGAGATAGGAACTATATGGTGAACCTCAACGGCTGGCCCTATGTCCTTCTTATCGCGTAATCCTAGGCGGTATTCATTCAGGCAGTCAATGCACCAACCGCCATGAAGGTGATAGTATCCGCCCTTCGCCAGATCCCAATCCTTGGAATCATAGAAGGCTTTAATCGCTGGATCAACGTGCCTCTTCCAGTTCTTCCGGCGGGTCTTATTACCATCCGCCAGTTTGGCTGCACATGCCTTGCAGTATCGTTGACCATATGGAATAGGTTTTCCACAATTGGCACAGAGTTTAAGCATCTACTTGAACACTCCCAAAGAAGACATGTACATCATCTTTCTCCACTTCTTATATTTAAGGCAGTAGAACTTATCCACACTCTCGCATTGTTTTCCACACTTTACGCATGGGCATTGCTGGGAATCTTCAATCTCTTTCATCTTCTTCTTGTAATCCTCATCAGATGTGAGGTCATGTTCCTGATCAATATCCCGTTCCATGTACTCCACCCAGATAGACCCTTCGCCAGATCTTATATTCCTTACATGTCCTGGTGCAATCATCCTTTGCTTTGCACTCACCACATGGGCATCTCATGGATTTAGATTTCCGCTTCGGCATCTTATCTTTCTTCATAACTATTCCTCTAGATGTTTATCTATTCTCTTGCTGGTGATGGCTGCAATTCTGAGGGATTACAATGAGTACAAATAGCCATCACCGATTAAGAAAAAGCCATCAGATTTCATCTCTCTGAGGCTTTTCTTCACTCTAATATTATTCTTTATGCAAGCACTTACTAGAGGGCAATTACGGACATTTGCGGGCAATAACGGGCAAAAGCGGACATTTGCGGACACTTACGGACATTTGCGGGCAAAAGCGGACATTTGCGGACACCCTAAGCATAATAAAAAGAGCCCTCACTAATGCTGAGAACTCTTGTTGTTAAGCCTTTTCATGAACTTTTTGAACTTCCTACGGCTCAATGATCCATCACCCTGGCCATACATTGCCTCATCAACTTCCGCCCATGTCATACCATTGATGTAGTGGTTTCTAATGATTGCTGTGATCTCATGGTCCTTGATGGTATGCAGCCAGTCTTCTATCTCTTTTGCCTGATCAGCCAGCTCATCCGCTTCTTCTGATACCTTTCTCTTCAGCTCCATAATCCTATCAGCAGCTCTGGCGGTTGGATCTCCCGGCGTTGTTGAATGTGATTCGCTGGACGTTGGACTCTTAATCGGCCTGTAGAGCGTTTTAATCTGCAATTGTAATGCTGCTATTTCTCTCATTAAACCGATATAGGATTCCAATTTTTCTTTAGTCATTCCAGCTATCCCCTCAATTATGTGTTTTTCTTACCTTGTTTGCTTCTGCATCACTTGTATTGAGTATCTCATTCAGCTCAATAACAGGGATGTTATCACTGCCTGCAAATCTGATCCATACAATATATCCATCATCACGGAGCTTCCTTATTAAGCAATCTCTTCCAATGATACGTTTCTTTTCTTTATAGCTTAATGAACTATCAAGCTTGCTCATATCATAGTGCTTTGACTCTAAAAATCCTAATCCGTTGATGATATCGTCTGTGCATGTCGTATTACCATCAGCTTTTAGCCTACGCTCTATTTCCTGGATCTCTGGTTCAAAATTCATGGTTCATTTTCCCTTTCTCTCTTTCTTCAAACATTTAACAGAACTACAGTTAAGTTAAATCTTTTTGACTTCGTAATCCTGTTAATATGTTCTCTATTCATGCGGATTTCTTTTTACTTATTAAAAGATTTATTTAACATAACTAAATGCGTTAAATGTTCTTGAAATTATCGAACCCAAACAGGATATTTTCGCGGATCTTCATTACCTCATCTTCTTCCAGACAGATATACCGTGCTGTTACAATCGGATCCGAATGCTGCATCACTCTCATTACTTTGAAGATATCGTGAGTATCGTCATAGAGCCACCTGGCAAACGATTTGCGGAGGCTGTAAGCTCCCACGTTATATTTGATGCCAACTTCTTCTGCCAGCCCTTTAACAACATGCCAGGCTTGCTCACGGGTCAAAGGCTTGTTCTGCGAATCCATCCTTGTGCGGAAGATGAATTCATCTTTAGTGAACCCCCATTTTGTTGTGAAATCATCAAGCAGTTTATAGATGGCCTGTTTCAGCTCATAATTTTGCGTTTTACCGGTCTTGTGCTCCTTGACGTAGAATCTACCACCCGCGAACGATCTTGGCGTAATCTCAAGGATTGTGGTTGTCCTACAGCCCATATTCACTCCAACCATCAACAGAAGGTAGTTCCGTTCCCAACGGTATTCGTTGTTGGATCCTTTCTTTGCTTTCTGCATATGGACCAGGCATGCACGCTGCATCTTCTCAAAGTCTTCCTTCTCGAAGTACCACATGGTTTGCTTCCCCATCTTCGTTGAGGTCTTCCGCTGGTAATCGTCATTCGGATTATCCATCCGCTTTGGCATTCCCTTTGGAACTACCTTTGTTTTCTTTGATCTGCTTGAGCCTTCATATCTGGCCATCATGCTACCCCTTTCATTTTCTGGATACTTCAACATAACCATCTTCACTTCTGAATTTTTTATAACGGTCAAAAAAGGACTTCATTGTTCCAAGCTCCTCATTACTCCAAGAAGTTTGTTCTTTATAATCCGACATGAGCCAATCATAAAGTTGCTTGCCACTTCCAAAATGTGGCATTCCTAATCCTCTAAGTGCTATTACGTGTCTATCTTCTTCATGGCTTTCTATTAGCATTGCTAATGCACTGTTGACAACCAATCTTTTAACTTGTTGCATAACTATTCCTCATTTCTTATCTTATTTGTGTTACTGGATCGGCAGATTTCACTGAATCCCATGTTGTAATATTTTCTTGATCCATTATTTCGTTTACCCTAGCCTGGACTGCATAATAATAAACTCCCAGTTTGTTCTTACGCTCTTCTCCATTGCCGTAATCACCACGTATAACAGAACGTGCAAGCACTTCTATATCTGGATGGCAGTTCGTAAAAACCATATCTCTAACATCATTTACGCTCATGTTCCAAGGAACTTTAATCAGCATTTTTACATTTTCTGGCGTATCATCCCCTTTTCCGTTTTCAAATTCTTTCTCCATTTGCTTTGTTTCCATGTTTTGGCGTGGAGGAATTATCGTTGCATATTGATCAACTGTTATTGGCTTGTAAGGATGTAGCAATCTTCTCCACCATGGCCAATAACCAGCAATTACAAGCCTATCATGCAGATCTGCTTCGTATTCGTCCATTTTCTGCAAAGCTTCATACCGTTCTTTTGATACAAACTCAATATTTGGCTGCGGAATATTCATCATTTCAAATCTGCCGGAAATGCAATTGTTGTATCCTTAAACTTTAAGAAACTTTGAAGCTTATGGCAGCAATCAGGGCATAATTCATAATCATCTGTTACATGGCCAGGACGTTGATATTTGATTGATCCAGCAAAACAAAATTGATTTTCATCATAATATCTTCCGCATCTGTCACATTTTTTAGCGTTCATATTCTATCCCTCCAATTTTGAAAGCTTCTTAACGTGAGAACATTTGAAGTAAAGATTCCCTTTTTCATAAATGTTTTCTTTAACTAAAAAATAGTAATTCTTTAGTCTTTCCCTCTCCATTTCTTTTGAAACCCTTTTGTCTGATGTGCTGCACAATATTCCAGAAATTGATTGATCATCAAAAAATATCAAATTCACTCTCTTACCCAAGTATTTTTCTAGATCAACTCTCTTCATCCAATCTTTCTCCTACTCCTAATAAATAATTCCCGTAACCAACAAATGAATTTCCCACAATCTTTGAAATAGAAGATACCATTTTCATAAAAGATACTCCAAGTTTAGATACTTGTTCTGCAAGATGATATAGGCCAGATTTCCGTAACCAGTATTCTTCAACTGATATCTTTTTCCACCGGCAATATCTCCTGATCTTATTTTTCTGAATTCTTATGCGTTTCTTTTTCTTCCTGGTCATTGCCATGATCAACGTTCTCCCTTAACAGCTCTGATGCAATATAATCAACCGCTTTTACCATGTTGTAAGCATGCTCCCTTACAGCACATTCTGTATAAGCATTTTTTCCATCATCATATGTATTAAGCATCCCACATTTGCATTCCCATTCTTCACTGTTTTCATTAAGATCAAACAATACGCAATCAGAACACCAACCATTTTCAGGGATTGAATTTTTAACCAATCTGTTTAATAGGTCCATATTCAGATTTTTAATATGTCCAATGTTCATAAGGTGAATGGAAGGTTTCCATTCTTTTATAGCCAACGCAGCATATCCTTTTTCAATTCCCCATCCTTCAAGAATGAACGTAATTTGATAAATTTTTTTGCTGATTGAATGAATAACATCATTACCGCTTTGATCTATTGGATGGAATTTAATAAGATCTCCAGTGTGAAAATTTCTATCCATCTTTCTGATTTCAAAGTTCTTCACTCCACTCTCTACAAGATCACAGAATTGAAACTGCAATTTAAGAACGTGTATTACCATTTCAAGCCTCCCTATTTAGTGCTGCTTCGTTTAATACTCTTCTGTTATTAACTACCATTTCCTCTACAGCCTTGCTGATATCCTTTGAAGGATCTTCGTTGAATCTCGCTCTTATCTGGATGATATTAGAACCATGGAGCTCAACGTTTGCCACAATCTTTCTTTTTTTTCGGACTATGTATAGAATGCATTTTCTTTCAAGATATTCATCTAAATATCCATAAATGCAATTATGCATATATTTAGCATTCTTCTTCAATTCATCAGCACTCTTCACAGGTCTGATTGTCATATCTCCGTTCTTATATTCCGGAAGCTCTTTCACTATGCTGTTGATGATTTTCTTACAGTTCTTCATCATCTCTTTATGTTCCATTACTTCAATCTCTCTGCATTTTTCAGAAAGCTTTGCATGTTCTTCTGTGAAGCACTTAGGATGCTTGTTCTTTATTCCAAGTTTCTTGCATTGCTTTAGATAATCCAAGAAATCACTCAAAGACAAACCATTCTTAAGCAAATACTGTTGATCATATTTGTTAAGATGAAAATCCATGCACTCTTTTACTTCTCCGATTCCGGAATCTTCACCATATCTTTGCCACCAATAACTGTCATATTTGTAGTTGCTCTTTTTAACGTCTTTGTAATCGTTAAGATCAAACATCAACATTCTTCGTAGCTGCAATGGATTTAGGATATGTTTTCTAGCTATTTCAAGCTGTGAAGACTTTATATTAAGACCACCAAGAGTATCTTCAAGATATGTTTTTTTAGGATTATCGAACACTGTGTAATCTCTTGTCTTCAATGAATGATCTTGATCAAATTTAACAACATTATGCATGTTGTAATAATAATTGCTACTTTTTGAGATTCTCCACTTCCCTGTTGGATCCCACGCCGGATAAATATTGTGGGCATACATTCCAAGGACAATATCACGAACATATGTAGTGGCATTGTACTCAGTTCCGTACTTTGTTTCTTTTGGCTTTCCCCATACCCATTTTGCTACCCATTTTATTCTTAAATTTTTTGGATGGTCAAAATTCCAATCGAATGAAATTTGAAATCCATTTTCTACATTGCTGTATTCATGGTCATCAAGTTTTATATAATCAAGATACTTATAATCATGATCACAAATTTTATCTATGCTTCTCCAGCAGATTGGGCACATGTGAGAATTGCGAATCTCCTTTAACTGATCATCTGTTATTTTGAAAGTCTTCTGGCACATAGTGCAGAAACATTTTTTATATTTTCCGTGAAACGGCTTCACGTATATTTTCGGGTCTATGGCAACGATTGTTTTTGCCATCAAACTTCTTTCCTCTGAAGTTAGCTTCATAGGTCAAACAACTGGAGCCTTTCAACACCTGGAATTTCATCTTTCTTTTCCTGCTTTGCCTTCTTAACAGGCTTTTCTTTTTTAACTATTTCTTCAGTTTCTTCATCCCCAGTATCCGCAACAGATTCAACTTTAATGTTCTGATCATGGAAATAATCAAAAGCCCAATTGAAGACTGTTTGATCCTGGATCATTGCAACTCCAGATTGCGCTTGCTTTTTGGCAAGGCCTTTGATATATTTCGTCATTCCCGGAACGTTCCTATCTTCTCTGGATTCTACTTCATTCCTAAATGATTCATCTTGGCTGCACAATTCAGCAAGGTGATCACAGATAACACTCGCATTAGAATCCTTGCTCTTTAATTTTTCCTTGTAGTCTGGCATACTCTCTCTCCTTTTCCATAAGCCTAATTTCTTGTGATTGGTGAAGGATTGTCTGATATTGCTGATCAATTACTTCATTCTGCCCACTTATTACCTTTTCTAGGTATTGAATCCTTGCCTTAAGGTCTTCTGTTTCTTCCATGATCATCCTCTCTAGAAGCAGCCATAAGAGCCATCACAGTAATCTCAACCATAGAATGATTCATCCTTTCGCTCTAGAAATTGGCTTCTTATTTCCTTACAAAACGATTCGGCATCAAACGCGTTGTAAACCTCACAGCTTCTAAGTGCCATCAGCATTTCGTAATCTGTATAATATTTTTTTGAGTCTTCAGCTGCGGCTTGCAATTCGTTTTTCTGATCCGGTCCTTGCTGATCAGCTTCTATTGAAATAATGTCAATAACTTTGCTGATATCTCTGTCTGGATCAAATGGTTTTGCTTTGCCTTTGCGGTTCTTCATGATGCTGATGGTATATGCAATCCCTTCTCCATGAAACTTCCTAGATTGTTTCAACGCTGATAGCACGTTTGCATATCCATTCTTCGAGACCATCTCTTCCAGTTTACTTAATTCGTCTACGGATGGGTCCTCTTCAAAACCGACATGGTAGAGATTCAAATAAAAATCCCTATCATCATCTAATCTTTTATTGTTACTTTGTTTATTTATTCTATTGTGTCTAGGTGGCGTGCTAGGTGGCGTGCTAGGTTGCTTGTTGTTACGTGTGTTACTGTCTGAAATAAAATTCTGATATTGCTTGTATTTAACAACATTTATGATTGTGTAATCATGTGTTGATTGGTGTGTTATTTCTCCAGTCGATTCTAGGCATTTTAGACAACGTCTAATTGTCATTGGAGAAAGATTGGCATCTTCACTCAAATGCCTAACAGATGTTATAAATGATCCCCTGGGAACCAGAATTCCCTTGAACATTCCATCCTTCCAGTTTGCCCGCAATAAGCACAGGATCCAAACTTTCAGAACGCTCTGATCAGAGAACCATTGCCATTCAAGCAATTTTCTATCTATAGCTATGAATCCGTTCCGATTGCTTGCCATTGGCCCTCCTTTCGCGTAGGACAATAAATCAACCGAAGGGCCGTTTGTCCAGAACATACCTTTCTTTTTCTATACTTTTGCATTTGTAACGTCTGCTTTACGTGTCCTACGCATAACTTTTGCCAATTCATCTACCGTGAGCTTGTTTCTTCTGGCCAATGCAATAATCTGATCTGCACATTTGCCAATAACTTCTTCACGGTCAATATCTTTATCAATGGTCTTTCTAGCCATTATTAGCCTCCACAGGCTCGAAAATGCTCGCCTGGTATAAATCACCGCTTGTTACCTTTCCCTCATCCCACGCTGATTCTGCTGTTACCATAGAAGGATATGAAGCTGTCCTTGCTCCGCATAGCGGGCAACGGGCATATATGATGTGGTATTTATCGCGTTTGTGCTCGAAGTCTGTTTCAAATCTCATAGATCCGTTTTTACATAACGGGCAGCGTTTACTCATTGCGGTTTTGCATCTCCTGTTCTATCAAGACATACAAGCTATCTCCGTAAGTCTCCATAGCAAAATGAAGTTCTGCTAAAGACATTTGCTTTAATGCTTCGCCAAATAATTGAACGATATGAGCATCCATTTCTTCCATGGATGCATCTGAACAGTTGATTTCATCAAGCTGATCATCTGTATCATCTACAGCATTGCTTACATCATCAATGGCAGCATTCATAGAAACTTCTTTTTGAAGATTCTGGCTGAATGATGGATTGAATGCATTGTCTTCATTGTTTGGCATGTTTAACCTCCAATGTTCTGTTTTTTATCTTGATCCATTCAGTATTAACAAATGCAGCATGATTGTTGGCCATGATAGCCATTTTTGAAAATTTATTCACTTCTTTCTGCATCTGCTGAACTTGTTTTTGAGAAAGATCGATCATCTTTTGCTGAGAATCCGATATCTTGTTGAGACTATCCACGATTTTCAGAATGCTTTCTATTTGGCTATGATTATTGCTTACATCTGAGATTGTTAATCTAAGATCGAAACGAACTTTTCTTATTTCTCGAATTGTTTTGTTCATCTGCTGGATTATCACTACAAGTACGCAAGCGATAATGATCAGTGATATTAAAATTAGTACAATTGCTATTTTCATTTGTTCTCCTCCATATAGATTTTTAAGTTTGGATCATTGGCAACCTCTTCCTGTGTTGGCGGATAGTTGCGATAGGATTCCTGTAAAACTGCTTGTGCGAAAATATATAGCATTCCGCATGCCATGACTGTTGCAATGATCACATCCAGAGTAACCGCGAATACTGGCCTCAATCTTCTCTTTTTGGCCATGGCAGTGCCTTCCATTCATCAAACTGAATAGATTTTTTATAAGCATCTTTCAGAACTTCTACATTTTCGTTATCTTCAGAAGCATCTTGATCAGCTCCCATTTCTTCATTACTTTTTGCGAGATCTGATAAATACTTGATTCTGTCAAGTATCGCAAGTTGAACTTGAACCTGTTGTTTCCTTGTAATTGTTGTTGATGCCATTTTCATAGTCTCCTTTTTGTGTTAATATAGAGACGGCTAATAAAAGCCATCCATTGAGTGCTTAACAGTCTTCCTACGGACTAAGCACTCTTTTTAATACCCACGTTCTGCGTATTGCAATATGCGTTTTTCATTTATTTTTTTATACTGAATGAACATCTCTGTTGGAACTTGCTTAGTTGCATATCCTGTCTTCTGCTCATACCAACGTTTGAATTCTTTTGCAGTATCGGAAGCAACATTTGGGCCACAATCCAACAAAATCCTAATATCCTTTATTCGAAGAACAGATTGCGATAGAACTATCGCTTTTTCTTTATTGGTATGCATCCAGTCTCCTTTCTAGTAACTTATTGAGTTACACGCTTTGCAAAAAAAATAGGTTTCGGATTTTCAATGCCAAGAAGATCTACCATCTTTTCCATGTCATCACTTCCAAAAACGCCTTTTTTCATGCATCTATAAAACCTTTGCTCACCCATTCCAATTGCATTTGCAAAACTTCTTTTGGAATATCCCTTTTCGTGGATCAATCCATTCAAAGCATTTGTATCAATCATCTTTTCTCCTTTCTGTATCTTTATAAGTTACATATTACTCCATAAACGTAGCCCGTCAAGTTATTTTTGATTTAATTTCATATATTTTTGTATCTTGTTAAGTTAATAATGATATAATTCAAGCTGTAAGGAGCACTGATTATGGAGACGGTTGGAGAAAGAATAAAGAAAATAAGAATTGAAAAAGGCTATACATTGGACGATCTGGCAAAATGCGTTAAATCAACCAGACAAAATATATATAAATATGAAAACAATATAATTACCAACATTCCAAATGATAACGTTGAAAAGATAGCATTATTTCTCCATGTCGATCCAGCATATTTAATGGGATGGACTAACAGTCAAGAAGAAGTAAAAGATGATCAACAAATTATTTCTATTCGTATACCACTATATTCTCCAATATGCTGCGGAAATGGAGGATTCACGGAAGACAATATAACAGATTACATATCTTTGCCTTCGAACATGTTAAACAATCATTATGAATATTTCGCTCAAATAGCAAATGGAAATTCCATGATTGGAGAAGGAATAAAGGATGGGGATATATTGGTATTCAAAAAATCTGGCCATATAGATAACGGGAAAATAGGATGCTTCTGCATTGATGATAATTATGCAATGTGTAAGAAATATCACGTAACTAATGATAAGAAAATCGTATTGCTTCCGGCAAATGATAAATTTGACCCAATACTTGTGGACGTAGAAAATGAACATTTTAGATGTATAGGAGTATTAGCATACTCTTTACATAAACACTAAGCGTAATGGAGGACGCAAAACATGGGAATTTTTGGTGGAGAAAAGGAATCTAAAGAAGAGAAAAAAGAACGTAAAACAGAAGAACTTTTAAGCTTATTTGGAATGAACGAATTGTCTGATCCACAGGATAGAGAATCAATAATAACTATTCTGAACGAATTCAAAGGGATAAAGAAGCCGATGCTTCAAACGGCAATGGATTTTAACAAAACGCATGATGTGTTATCAGTCACAGCAGTTGAGCAAAATTTCATTATTATTCGGCAGCTTGACAGAATAAGCAAGCAATTGGAAGAAATAGCAAAGAAATAAAAAATGGTGCTCCTGTAAGAGGCAGGAACACCTGTAAGAAATCCACCCGTTAAGATGTTTTTCTTATGCTTATTTTAACATTTTGAAATGGAGGAATAAACATGTCTGTTAAAAAAAACAAAAAAACAAAGCTATGGGATTGCCAGTTCTACGTTAAAGATGCAAATGGAGATTTGAAGCACAAATGCAAATGGGGATTCAAAACAGCGGATGAGGCAAAGCAATATGAGCTTGATCATAAAGGAGAAACTTTATCTAAACACATGACTATGATACAAGCGTTTGAAGCTATGTCTGCTCATAATATAGCCAACAGCGAAACCACAGAGCTTCGGAGAGGCCGCCTAAAAAAATATGCAGAATCTATCTACCAAAAGCCAATGCACTTAATATCTAAAGAAATGCTTCAATCATGGAGAACCACATTAAATGATTTCCCTATTTGCACCGATACAAAAAATGATGTTATTGATCTAATCAAGATGATATTTAGATATTCGTATGAAACATATGATACATATGATGCATCTAAAATTTTGAAGCATTATCCAAAAACGTTAAAGGATGAAAAAGAAATCATGATAATAACAACAGAAAATTTCAAAAATATGATGAATGCAGAAGATGATCCGCTATGCAAAGATTTCTTCACCGCTTTGTATATGACTGGAGCAAGAAAAGGAGAGCTTCGTGCTCTTCTAAAAGAAGACTATAACCCGAGCACAAAGCAAATACACATAACAAAGGCTATGCGGAGAGGAGAAAAATCTCTAAAAGAACCAAAAACAAGAGGTTCAATAAGATATGTTCCTCTTGATGACACAACAGCACAAATTTTTGAAAGACATTCAAAAATGCCAGGAAAATATATGTTTGGTGATTATGTTCCGGCATGTCTTACAACGCTTCAAGACCACTTCAAAGCCGATCTGATATCTGCCGGATTATCTAAAGATACAAGAATACATGATTTAAGGCATAGCCACGTTTCACTTTTATGGAATGCTGGAGTTCCAGTTCCGGAAATCTCAAAGCGGATTGGCCATAGCAGCCCGGCGCAGACAATGCGGACATATAGCCACATATTTGATAACAAGCAGAATGCGACTTTGAATGTCCTTAAAAACGTAAAATTTTGAAAAAGTAAACTGTAGATAAACTGTTTTATACAATGTATAACAAAAAAGTACGCTATTTAAGCGTACTTTTAAGTTT